CGCTTCTCGCCCGATTGCAACTGACTTGCTACCTAACGTATCGCTTGTTAAAGCCTGGTGTCCAATTGCCACGTTTTGATCGGCGTCTGTAAGATGGTCACCAGCTAGAGAGCCAATGAGGACGTTTTGGATTCCCGTGCTAACTCTTGCACCTGCTTCAAAACCCACAGCCGTATTGAAAGCATCTGTAGCGGTAGTAAAGTTTTGACTACTTAAAGCACTGTCACCAATAGCTGTTGATTTACTACCCAGAGTATCTGAGGTTAGAGTTCCAAAGCCTACTCCTACGTTTTTATCTGCATCCGTAAGAGCATCCCCTGATAGGCCTCCAATCAGCGTGTTCTGGGTTCCCGTGGTGACGTTTAGACCTGCTGCGTATCCAACTGCGGTATTGAGCGAATTTGTTGCTGTAGTGAAATTTTGAGTAGCTAGAGCGTTAAAACCTACCGCCGTGGTTTGACTTCCTAAAGTATCCGCACTGAGAGCGTTTGAACCTAATACAGTGTTGTAATCTGCATCTGTAAGCGCATCACCAGCAGTTCCTCCAACAATTACGTTGTGAATACCCGTGGTGATGTCGTTACCCGCAGCCCATCCAACTGCAACATTGTAATTATCAGTAGAGGTTGTGAAGTTTTGGTTTTCTAATGTTCCTCGACCAATTGCTACTGCTCTGTCACCTAGAGTGTCTGAACCAAGAGCATTGTATCCAACTGCTATGTTGTTATTTCCAGACGTAAGGGCGTCACCCGCCAGACCACCAATGAGGGTGTTCAGGTTCCCCGTGGTGACTGCTGCCCCTGCGCTAGACCCCACTGCAACATTATAATTTGCAGCATCGTTGTTTTGTGCGGTTAGTGCGTTGTATCCAATAGCAACGGAATTTGTGCCAGTATCTTCTGCGTCTAAAGCTGCGTATCCAACCGCTACATTGTTATCACCCGTAGTCAAAGCCGTACCCGCTTCATCGCCCACGACCACGTTGTAGTTGCCGCCAGAGGTAATGCTGTTACCTGCGTTGACACCTATACGGACGTTTGAGGTTCCTGCGGATGCAGTGATTAGATCAGCACCATCTTCGAGTGTGGTATCGCCCGAGATCGTAACTGTGCCGTTGAAGTCCATCGCAGTAGCAGTCAGATCAATCTCATCAGTCGCACCGAGAGATAAAACCGTAGCACTAGAGCCTTGGATGAACTGACTCGCGTCATTGAACATAATCTTGTTCGTAGAGTTCAGCGTTAGGCCAGATCCGTCTGTGTGCGTAAGCGTAGTGTCGCCATCTGCGCCAAAGGTAATAACTGCGCTGTCAGAGGTAAACGTCAGGTCATCGTCAATAAACAGGTCAGGAATAGACAGGTCTTGGAAGGCGTCAACCATCGCGCCACCTGATCCAGCACCGTCCGAGTAGATTGCTTTGGTCTGACCATTGGCTATGGTGATTGTGGCACCAGAACCTTGCTTGATAATTATGCTTTGTGAACCACTTGTTCCATTCTCTATGAACCAGAGCTTGCTAACAGTATTCGGGCCAATAGTAATCGTACACGTTGAATCCAAAGTTCCTGTGTATTTGAGGAATAACGAGCGACCCGGATCAGTAGAACCATCAGCTATTGTGGTAGTATGAGTATCGGCATTAGTGGTTATTGCCTCTGTACCAAAGCTAAAAGCTTCAGCAACTAATTCCAAATTTGTATTTGTGCTGGTTCCCCACGTACCTGATTCGTCGCCTGTGGCAATTTCTTTTAATCGAAGGTCATTTACATACGTTGCCATTTACTTTCTCCGACTTTTAGGCTTCACTTTCTTTATTGAAGCCATATGCTTTTTTAACACATCCGCTTGTTTTTTGTGAGTCTTAGAGGCTTTCTCTAAACCTTTAATAACTTTTTTAACTTTGCGAACCATTTAAGCTACCTCTTCCCAATCAGGCGTTTGTGAGTCGCTAATCTCTGACCAACTCGGTGTTTGTGAATCACTTATACTACTCCAATTCGGTGTTTGTGCATCATCTATAAGCCCCCAAACTAACGCGAACCCGATTTGTCCTGTACCGCTAACTCCAACGGGGGAGACATTTGTGTCTGGTTCGACTGCGACAACGCCCACTTGTGCAGAGCTTTCTGTACCCGTAACTGTAATATTTTGCCCAAGCGCAATGGAGACAGTACCAACTGCACTAGTCCCTGCCACGCCAGTAGGGGTAGTCGATGCAGCACCAGTAACGGATACCGAACCGATTGAACCAGTAGCGTCAACGCCAGTAACAGAAGTGTTGGCCCCAGCAGTAGCAGTGACAGAACCCACACTATTAGTTGCTGAAACCCCTGTGGTAGTGACGTTAGCTGCACCCGTGACTGTAACGCTGCCAGCGGCTGAAGTGCCAGCAACACCAGTAGGACTAACATTCGCAGCGGCGGTAACAGAAACTGATCCCACAGATCCTGTTGCAGATACGCCGGAGACTGAGGTGGACGCTGCCGCGCTGACCGATACAGACCCGACAGCACTCGTACCCGCGACACCCGATGGCGTAACATTAGCTTCTGCCGTGACCGATACAGACCCAATAGACCCTGTTGCAGATACACCTGTAACCGATGTATTAGAGGCTCCTGTAACTGTAACTGATCCGACCGCAGACGTTCCTGCCAAGCCTGTGACAGAGGCATTTGCATCTGCCGTGACCGTAACCGATCCGACTGAGCCAGTTGCAGATACACCTGTGACATCGACAAGATCAGGTTCGCCCCACGCATCTTCGCCCCAAGTGCCTCTGCCCCATCCAGTAATATCTGCCACATAGTATCTCTAGGCGATGCGGATTATCGCGTTTGACGCATCCGCTGCTGGGAAAGTAATTGTAAAATCACCTGCCGTACTAGTTTTATCACCACCGAAAGCCAACGCACAAACTGCTTTGTTTGAGGCACTGCTATTGTAAATAAGTGCTCCATTAGCTGTGACTGATGCACTGGAGAATGTGAGATCTGAGAAGTCACACAATGCAGTTGTACCAGAGGTTGTTGGGGTTACTGAAGTAAGGTTTGAACCACCACTTGAATACCCTGTACCACTAACTTCGTTGGTTGTAGCAAAAGCAGTAGTGCTTGCGCCTAATGATGCACTGCTTGTAAACAATGCAAGTTTAAATGTATTACCTGTAGTAGCAGTAAAGTTGTGAGTTCCAACAAGTATTTCCTGCTTAAACGAGGTGCACATAGCTGTCGATATAGCCATTATAATCTCCTTAAAATGTTAGCCATCTCTTGTTGGCCTTGTTTTTCTAATTCCGCAATAAGCGTGGTTCTGTCACTCTTAATTGCTTCCTTCATGTAGTAGGATATTTGTTGCAACACAGCTTCTTGGAAAGCCTCTGCCTGCTGTGCGATCAGGGGGTGGCAGTTACCACCAATACTAACAATCTTTTTCGTAGCTTGCTCTGCCCAAAAATCAGGGCTATGACCTATATTCTGCGTGGTGGCTACGTTTACCGTGCCGACTTCTACTTCTGATGTACTAGCTAACACGTTATGTTACCGCCTGCTTATATTGGCCTTCTCTGTACGTATCACCACGTAGCTTACCGTCACCCATGTTTTTCAACAACGTAATAGACTGTAAATACATCTGTTGGTACATCTGAACCAAATCAGGCTCACCTTTCATAAACCGTATGGCTTCTACCAAAGAACCATTTAACAACGCGGAATCAAAGTTCTCGCCCAACCACGGAAGTGTGCTTGCTGTAACAATAGACTCAGGGTAGTAGCCGTAATGCAACTCAGCAGTTAGGTCTGCGCTAGGGGTGGGGCCAAGTATAAACGTGCCATCATTAAAATTAGCGTAGTGTTTAGGCGTACCTGTGCTAGTCGGCGTGGGGTATGCTTCCCTAATAAAATTAACATCTTTATCAAGTAAGAAGTCATACGATCCATCAGAATTGACTATGGCTAGACTATACACATACAAAAAGTCAGACGGTACGGCTAGGTATTTGTTACCGCTGGTAACAGAACCAGTTACGTTTTTACGAAGCGCAGGAAGCTGAACCGTGTTATATATGGTCTGCTCTGCCTGTTTTGTAAACAATGCAAGCTGGTCGCTTGTAAACGTAGTCTCACAAATATCTTGTATATTTGCGGTCAGTTCTGAGTAGGTCATACTCATAAATTACGCCATCGGCCCTCTTGCCATCGTTCCTTTGGTAGCTGCACCCGTACCACGAACTTTAATTCCAGTGGTTTTTACACCCTTCATATCTGTCTGGGGTGCGCCTTTTACAGGTTTTACCGTGCTTATATTTTTCATAACATCACCTAAGTTGTTGTTACCGTTACCGTACCTACTTCTCCAGTAGCCACTAAATCATTAGGAGTAAGGTCGAAAGGATCTCTACCTGCCCCAACTGGGTTAAATCCATATTGTATCTGGCGGCTACTGTTTACTCCAGCTTCACCCAAACTTCTATCTGGTCTTGGGTCACGTATAGCCTGTGGATCATTAATAGGAAACTCACCCAACTTCAACTGCGGGTGGTCGGGACTCCAACACTCAGGACAGGCTTTTAAGTTTGTATCTCGCCCTTTACGTATTAGATTTTTTAATTGACGTAACTTATAACGAAAACCACATATATCGCACATAGCGACTGCGATTTTCTTTGATGCAAACTGCCTAGACATAACTTATTTTAGGTACAAACCTAGCTGGAGTTTTTACCCGGTCCTCTTCAGAAGCTAATCTAAATTGTTCTTCATAGATTTCTTTAAGGAGAGGTATACGAGGTGCTAACTCTGGTTCTTTCATGGCTATGTAATAAGCAAGTCCTGCTACAAGACAAGGTAAAAATCTAAAGTTCATATCAGCAGTTTCTACTCCACTGCCAGCGTCTTGAACCCTTCGCATACGATAGTATTTAAATATATACGTATCGTTTTTATCTGGTACAGGCCACACATTGATTGTCGGATTGTCTCGTAGTCGCTCTATCCATACCTGTATCGGCCTACCCTGCGTTAGTTTATTTGGTATAGACGCATAAGTACTGACACTAATACGGTTTATGGTTAAATCTTGCTGAGTAGTAGTGTTACCGCTATCAGTACGTATGACCTGTTCTAGTAAATCAATCGTGTCGGCGGGTAAATCATACTCTGATGTGCCTTTTACGAGCGTTACTGTGCCTTCATCAATAGTCCACAGATTAAGCCCACGGTTCTGCCACTCGATTGTTATCAGATTCATAGACCGTCTGGCTGTACGAAGATCATATCCAGAACGCATTTCTCGACCAGCACGTTCCCACGCTTCTTCAGCGATCTCCGTGAAGTCCATGTTGAATGCGGTTGTGCCAGAAGTAGCCATCTATTTCTTCTTAGTTGCAGCTTTCTTTTTAGCTGGGGCTTTCTTTTTTATAGCGGGTTCTTCTACCCACGCCTCGTTTTCTGGGGTATCGGGATCATCAGCTATAAACTGACCCTCATCAGTTCTTGCACGAGTGCGCTTAGTCTCTGTTGCGGGCTGTAACTCAGCTAATGCTGCGTTTGCCTCTTCTTCACTCATCAAATTAGCATTTACGATATCGTAAGTACCGTCTTCTTTATTATTACGAACTTGAAAGACGGGCCTTCCGTCTGAAAAGTTTCCGTTCTGGAATACTTCTAAATCAGCCATTTTTACTACCTCTCACATATAAAGTTTTCTTACGCCTTCCTTTACGAACTTTACCGCAGCCTTTATGGTGCTCTCGCATTAAACCACCATCAAATGCAGTTCTAACCTTTGCTTTCTTCGTGTTTGCTACTACTTGCTGGCCCCCTGCCCCTGCTTTCTTCTTCTTTCTAGCAGTTTTAGCTCGTTCTGCCTGACTAAGAGACTGTGCTTTTGCTTTCGGCAAACATCGATCTGGGTTCTTTTTATTCTCTGACGTACCGCACGGACCTTTTATCTTGCCATCTGTGCCGATACGAACCCACTGTTGGTCACGCCATTGCTTTAATTGTCCCATCAGCCAGCCTTCCTAGCTCTACGTATAGCTTCTTTACCACGCTTCGCAATATCTGCTTGAGTATGTTTACCCGCTGCCTTAGCCCTCTGTTCTAACACCGTAAGTATCTGTATCTTCCTAGCAAAAGGCTTCCTTACTTTTTTAACCTTAGCCACAGTGTCACGAGCATCCTGTGCAGTAGCGTACTTTATAGATACAGTATCTTTAGGATTCTCATCCGTATACAGCCTTCTACCACTACCCTTCGGCTTTTTACCTGTTCCTACTTTAGGATCTTTAGCCATTACTTCTTCTTTTTCTTGCTGCCTTTGGCGTAGTTAGGATCTTTGCAGTATTTAGAAGCTGCCATGTTTGCATAAGCTGACGGGTATGTATCGAAAGTCCGTTTAGCCCACGCCTTTCCTTTCGGGCAGATTTTTCCACCCGACTTAACTTTACCGCCTGACTTATAGTATCTTCTCATCGCATCTTCGTTGGTCTTACACCCTTACGAGCTATTCCAGCACCTCTGACCTTTGGTTTAGAAGCTTTCTTCTTGGTAGCCATCTTAGACTTCATACCACCAACTGCGTAGCCTTTAGACTTCATCTTCATGCCGCCTTTAGCCATACCTTTAGACTTCATCTTCATGCCGCCTTTAGCCATACCTTTAGACTTCATCATACCGCCAGCTTTCATTTTACCTTTACCGTCAGCGGCATAAAACGGAACCTTTTTTCCGTCTTTTTCTACCATAGGTAGCTTACCGCCTTTAGCCATACCCTTAGCTTTCATCTTCATGCCGCCTTTAGCCATACCCTTAGCTTTCATCTTCATGCCGCCTTTAGCCATACCCTTAGCTTTCATCA